AATCCATCTTTACATAAGAAAGATTCTTTATAAAAGATAAATCTGGATGTTTATTTTTTAAGTCTTGAGAAACAATACAAAAGTATAGTGAGTCTGGATTCTTTGCATTGTCTATAAAGCTCCTAATGGTGGGAACTAGCTCAGTATCCCTATAAGAAACAATACTAACCATTATTGTCATCCTAGTTTTTGACCTCCAGGAACATCATATACAGGATCAAGTGTTACTGATACCCCATACGATTCAATAATCTTCTTTACCTTCTGTAGGTAAGCAATACATTTCAACCTCTCTGTGTCGCTCATATGCCGCCAATGACTTTCATAGAACCTAAGTCCTATGTATGGTGGAGGCATGTCATATTCTACAACGTCCATTGCAAAGTTAGAGGGAACCTTTACTGTATGAACATCTCTCTTCATCTTAGGGGTATAGATCATTCTTTATCCATCGTTAGAGACTTCCATGTATCAAACCATGATTGCTTTGTTTTGTGTTGATTGAACTCTCTGTCGATGTTTCCCTCTTTTAAATAAACACCACCCCAGACTCCCCATTCTTTATTTGAGACTCCAACAGCGAAGCATTCTTTGTTTACAGGGCACTGTCTACAAAAGTTATCTATTCTTGCAGCAATTGCTTGATCTTCTTCATACTTATCGAAGAATATGTTTGTGTCCATCCCCAGACATTTAGCCTGATCTTTCCATTTATAGTTCATTGTTCAATCCCATGTAGTTAGGTAGAGACCATCCATTTTCTGTAACAGCATAGACAATCTTCTTATGCCATTGACCGTCTCTATAAACACCTTTTTTATCAAACTGAGCAGAGGCACTGTTTTTATATTGAACAACGTTCCATCCATCCCATTCAAGGTCTGGTCTAAAGGAAACGATTTTTTCCATATCTGTTAAATTACTTACAAACATAATTCTCTCCTTGATTGTTTTTTGTCCATTTATTTGCTAGCATTCAATCTCCTGCATAAAATAATATTACTAGTATCGAAATATTCCAACTTCAACTCCACTTAGCTCAGCAGATCTTACCAACTTAGAAGGTCTTTGATTTGGAGTTGAAAGGAAAACAAGATAATCAAAAGTATTCATTTTCTCTTCAATAAAAGATACTGGAACTCTAAAAAACTTTGCTTTAATTCCTCTTTGCTTTAGGCTATTTTCCGATCTATTGCAAAACTCAGCAGTAAAAGAATTTATTTGTGATGGTCCAACTGAATAAAGATTAAACTCTCCATCGCTAACATCTGAAAGAACAACTCCCATTGATCGTAAAAATACATTATAGTCTGAGAACTCTTTGGTTCCTTGAACAACAATATTCATAATTATCCTTCTGCTAAGTTATCTAATATAAAAAGCATTTTTGTTATGTCTTTGTTTGACATGCTAAATGCATTAACTGGTCTAGAGCTTGATTTGTCAATTTCACCATCCATCGTTAGATCAGCTTGATAAAACATGTTATTGATAACCCAATAGGCTTTATCCTCTATGATGGCAACACTAACGGCATTGTCTTCATCTTCTTCCATTTCCTCTTCTACCTCTCGAACTATGCTATCAAAAACTCGATCTAGCTTATCCTCAATCATATAATAATATGCATGAAAAAAAATAGACCAAAGGAATCCTATAGATGAACTAAATGAAAATAAGATGTGCGACATCCTAACAGCTCCTTTCTATAAGTTTATCAGGAGTTATTTCTTTTGTCAACATTTGAATCAAATGCCGATCCTTGCCAAACCTTTTTTGCTTTTTCTCTTTCAACAATCTTTCTTGACCAAGAGAATCCTGCATCTCCACCCCAAGCATCCCACATGATTCTACCGTTGGATGGATTAGATGTATTATAAAAGTCTTTTCCTTTTTTGTCAACTTCATGGCGAGAGAAAAAAGAATACATTCTCTTTACTGTATCAAGGGACATTACAGAGCCATTAACTATATCCGTTGCTCTACCCCAGCCAACAGGGGTTCCTGCTCCAGTAGCCTTTCCTTCTTCCTTCCACTTAAGGGCTCTACGGGCTGCTGCTTTCATTCCAGAGTTCGGGGAGTAGGTATCAGCCACGTTTCATCAAGCCAATCTTTGGATCAAACACTCCAGACCAAAGGCTCTTCTTTACTGTAAGAGTATTCATCCTATGCCCAACCATTCTTCCTGTTGGCTTGTCATCACGGTATACCTCAATAACAACTGCTGGATTATCCTCTGTTCCTGTAATTGTAAAGTCTGAATCTGGAACATTATATGATCCGCTCCTAACAATTCTCTTTACTTTTCCTTCTGCTCTTCCACCTGAAGAACCCCAAGAAACCATCTGGCCTACTCTAACTCCTGAAGCCTTATCTATTTCTAATTTGCAGACTGGGCAATCCTTGCAAGCTACATTCATTTTTTTGCAGGTCTCACACCCACATCCAGTATAATTTTTATCCATATTTTCTTCATCCTCTTCTTCTTCATCCATCTCAGGCATAACGTATCCATCTGGAATTGCTGCAAGACGACACTTACCGAGTGGCTCAACAGTATACGAAAGAATTGCACAACCATTATTTGATGGATTGAAGAATGAACAATTGGAACACATTACACCAATTTTTGCATCTTCGTTATCTTCTCCAGATTCATAACCAACCCAGATACTAGATGTCCCAAGATCAAACGGACCGTATTTTTCTGCGATAGATACTAGAGCATCATGGAATGCTTTTTCTTCTTCTGTTAATCTTGTATAAAGTTCTCCACGATACTTCTCAAACTCTGAATCGATTGACTTTGATGCTTCTGGTTCTGATGCATAAAGAGCAGCCACTTGTCTTTGTGCTTTTTCTCTACTATCGTGACAACCTTCTAGCTCATCTGTTCCTTCTTTAAATACACCGTATCCAGAACATTGAGGAGTGTCTTCTTTAATTTCCCAAGGCATATCTATCCTCCGAAAATCTTTCCGTGGGCAATTCTTCCGTACTTACCTGGAGGCTGTACGTTATACCCCTTTGATTTTTGCCATGCTGCTACCGCATTCCAAGGATAACTTTGCTCATACTCCACTGGAATTCCCTTAAAGAACCCTAGATCTGCTAGCCTGCAAGATAGTCTCCAAGATGCTTTGTTTTTTAATTCTTTGTCATCCATTGCTTTTATAATGTTATTGAACTCTGGAACCACTCCATCCCATAACTTATTTGAAGGTGTATTTTCATTAAATATGGGGAGCTTAAAGAGAGATCCATCATTGTCTGCTTTATTGGTAAAGCTAATGTGTATGTGATAAAAATGTCCATATCCCGATCCTCTAAAGTGCCAGTTATTTGCTGTTGCAGACGCTACTTGTCCTTCATAAACAATGTGGGCAATTCTTCCGTTATCTTTTCCTTCACGACAGTATGTTGCAAGTTGTTCTGCAAACTCTTTTGCAACTTTTTGTCCTTTGCCCTTGCCTAAAAAATCCTCATCGATATCAAGACCATGAACAACGCCAAATGGGTCTGGATTATGATAAGATCCTTTTCCATTAGTTCCCCAACCTTCTCTTGCTGCATGAGCAGAATCCCCAATCCAGCCATCACTAGACTTATCTCTGCTAACCCATTTTTTGTTTACCTGATCTCTAAGAGTTATCCCTGCTGCACAAAGCTTTGCCATTAAAGCACCGCCCAATCAATATTTGATTCATCTGCAACTGTATAATCTTCGTCTGTAAACTCTTCAAGTTCTGTATCGTTCATAGCTAAATTATACCACCAATACCATCGTTGTTATTGAAATAAAAGGAGCGATCCCCAAACCAACATAGATGTAAAGATGATAAGCCCAACGACTGCTCCACCCTTAAATGTTGTATTTTCATTTAAGACAAAGAGTATATTGCTGACTAAAGAAAGAAAAAATAAAACTAGGGATGAGATGATAAAAGCTGTCATGTGTAAATCCTACCAGAACCTTTTCTTATTGTCAACTACATAAATCCCATGCTGGAAAGATATTCTTTTATCTCTTCCGTTGGCTTTGGAGGAACAATAAGACTTTCTGAAGCTTCCGCAGCCCTTTCTTTTGTAACAGACTTCCAGGAATGAATAGATATTTCTTGATTCAGATTGCGAGGTGTATGAGCTATTGCATTATATACTGCCCCTGTAACGGCATCTGAGAGATCCTTAGACCCTTTTCGAGGATGGTCAACCTTCTTATCAGAAACAATTCTTAGCTGACTCATTTCGTCCAAAAGGATTTGAATGTGTGGCATCATAACTCTATCTTCATAGACAAGCATGGCTAGATCTTCGTAGTGCTTCTTTCCTACAGACAAAGTATCTGCTTTAATACCTACAGACTTTAATTCTTGCTGGATATCAAATGATTGCCACCTGTCAAAGGTAACTAAACCAATATCAAATCCTTGTCTACGAAAATCAACAATCCAGTTTTTTACTTCTGATAGATTAACAGGTCCTTCTTTTTGTGGTTCCCACCAAACAATAGCATCAACAATAACTAGGGGGTGAACCTGAGTGTAATCATTAAAAGTTCTTACCTCTACCCACTTATCCACATGAGATATTGCTATTGCACATTTGTCGTGCTTTTGAGCAAGGTCAGCATGAAGAAAATATCGAACACCTTCTTTAGGTTGCCATACTGGTTCTATCCTCTTAAAAGAGTCAATTGGATTGTGTAAGCACATAGACTTCTCTAGCTTTTCTTTTTGCTTAAAGAATGCATCTGACATATAGGATGGCATACAAGCAAATCTTTGCATTGCATCTGCATAGTCATCTACAAATGCTCTTTCAAAGTCTTCTATCTTTCTCGTTGGATTAGCTTCCCATGTCGGTCTCTTGATTGCAAAGACCCCAGAAGTTTTATAAGATTTAATATGATCTTCTTCCCACTCAATAGTGAATTGGTTTTCTGCAAGATCTTCTGGCAAGTCTGGATTAATAATAAAGGTGTGACTCCTTATGACAACATCTTTTTCTGCAACAACTGTGTCATATCTTTTTGAAATAAAGTCACCTGGGTATCGGGGAAAAGACAACAAGATTACTTTACCAAAATCTGGAAATCGTGAATCTACTGAGGCACGGAAGGCTTTGTATATGGCATCACCAGTTTTTGCATTTTCATTTCCAGATGCTGAGTCTTGGGCGAACCCCGATATCTCATCAAGGATTGCAAGTATCAGGTTTAGTCCTTCGTGACTCTCTCTTTCTGAATGTCCAGAGTAAACAGTAATAGCTTTATCAAACTCAATGCTGTCTACCTTTGCGTCATATTTTCCAGCAAACCACGGGGAGCGAGCAATCTTATTCTTAAATCCTTTAAAGAAAACATTCTTTGCTTGCTGGGCATTTACGGCAACGTTAATAATATCAATAGCATCTCCAGGTGGCTTGCCAAAGTATTGTGCTGGATTTTTTAGACACATTAGCTTATATACAAGATAGGCACACCCAATAGTAGATGTATGATCTTTACCACTACCCTTGCCTAGTTGCAGCAACACCTCTGACTTTGTATATTTTTTATAGTGGGCCTTGCCTTCTGCTTCCCCCATAAACCTAATAAGATCTTCTTCTTTATAGATTTGGCTCATAGCCTCTACAAGATCACGCTGGATCTGTGATAGCTCTGGTTGTTCTAAGTACAGAGGAGCATGAAGAAAAGTATCTAGATCAACTGGGATTTCTTCAAATGGCTGAGCATCAAGGGCTGAGATAAAATCTGAAAAATCAAGACTCATAAATTACAACAGCCTCTCCAGATGCACCAGAAATTTCGGTAAGCCTCATCATTACTTCATTACGAATATTTGGGTATTTTGATGCAATGTCTTTTAGAATATCAACAATCAACTCTTGTTTTCTTTCTTGCTCTAGCAATTGATCTGCTAATTCTTTATTTTCTAAAAGTCCAGCCTTCTGTAGCATGTCTATTCTTTTTCCCTCAATATCAAGAATAAGTTTGATTGCCGTTGTCTTTGCAGAAAGATTTGCAGTAGTGTTAGCGTCATCGATTACTTCGTATGCTTGTTTAATTAAGTGATTGTAATGTTGATCTGCTCCAGCAAGGGCTTCCCTAGCCCTGATTCTTACTGCTTCATTGTTTGCCACCATGTTTCTCCACTCATTCAAGAGGGAGAGAACTCTGTTGCGAGGGATGTTTAATGTTTTAGAAATTGCAGAGGCATCATTACCTTTGATGTACTCTGAGGCTACCGTATTAACTTCTTCTATATGTAGCACTAATTCTTGGCTATCCATAAAGCTCCTTTATTAGTAACAATTATAGCAGTAGTGGGACGAGTTGTTGTTACCTTAATTTTTATTTGGGTCTCGCCCCACTACGAACTACATGCAATCAGAATTAAATTGATACCAGTGTTTCTTTCCAGCACTGTGTCTCCACGCTGTAAAGAAAGATCTATCTTGATAATATCTATTCCATTCATGAATTGGCTTATCTCTTAACTTTTTAATTTCCTTGGATAAACCATCATTGCTTTTCTTTGATTCTTCTAACATCATCCAAACTAAAGAGTCACGCCAAAAATTATCTAAAAATTGGTACGCGCCTCTCGCTGATGATGTTTTGTTTGCTGATCTGTAATTGAAACGTGACTCTCCGTGCATAATACATTCTCTTGTATTTTCCCACTTTGAGTCATACCATTCACCTTTATAAAGTGATTTTTCGTATCCCATCATGTCTTTAGCATCTTTTGATTTTGCAATTCGATACTCATGACTAGATTTTACGACTTGATTTGTCGCAGTCGGTGCAGACTTAGCATACACCTGATTGGGGGCAGGCTCAGCGATTGCTGGTAAAGCTGTACTAATAACAATCACCATTCCTAAAATGCCTCCTAGCAGTTTCGTTTTCGTCATTTCTTCCTCCTGACGGCAACAACATCTATCTAGACTATCATATAAAAGATAGCTGAGTCAACTCTTTAGGTGACACTGTGACATTAGTCACTAATATTATTTTTTCTATTGTAAGTTCTTTTTCTATGGCAGTTGGAACATACAACGTCACATTTGGCTACTTCTTTTAGTATGTCTTCTAAACTAAAATAATCTAGCATTTGTCCGATATTTGAAACTTTATTCCCCCTGGCATGATCAAAGTCCAAGACATAAAATGGATATTTTGTATTACAGTCTATGCAGCCAGAGTCTTCTTTCATCTTTCCAAGCATCTGATGAACTTCTCTTTTTTTTGCTGCGGTTCTTTTTTGCGGTTTCTCTTTTTGGTTTTTGCTGCTGTCAAGAATATTGGGCTGAGCGTATTTTTTAAGCCTATCCTGAGCCAATTTTATGCAGTCCTTTTGTTCTTTCTGCTTTTCTTTGGCATAGGATTAATTCTATCAGGTCTGAATGATCTCCATCCAGCAAGCTGACCCCCAATAATTTGAAAGCAATCTATCCACTCTACTCCGCTATCAGTTCTTGCAACGTGTTCTTTAAACTTAAACTTTGATCCCCACTCACCATGAATCTTTATTGTTTCCCCAACTTCAACCACTCTTCCATCAGGCATTGTGTAGTTAGACTCTCTTTGATACAGGTAGGCATTAGGAGATAAAACTTCCTTACGCTTAGTCATTCTGTACCCTCGCAATCTCTCTGTTAATATACCAAACTGCCTTCTCAAGGTCTTCTACCTTCTTGCCCTTGAGTTCAGATCTTAGTATATATTTTATAGCATTCCCTAAACAGAATCCCATGTGTTCTGTAATCTGTATTGTTTCTATTCCAGATGGGTGAGATGTGTAATGCGGTGGGTGGTTTACCATGTCTGTCATTTTCTTAACCCCATTTTCTTTAGTTGGCGATATATCAATTGTACACTTACCCCGCACTCTTTAGCAATATCCTCTGGAGACTTTTTATCCATGACATACCTCTTTTTCATAAATGCTTCAGAGAGATGCAATCCTTTGCTCCTCATTGTTTAACAACCTTGTCCCAGTTATCTAAAGAAAACATCCCAATACCAATCGCATCGGCTACATCGTTATCTGTTACTTCTATAGAGTATTTTTTATTTACGATATCTATGGTTCTGTTCTTTCTGATATCTCTTTCTTTTGCTTTATACCATGCTGCTGACTTCCCTGGATTTTGATTTTTGATAAAATCTTTTTCTTCTTTCTTTATAAGAGGATTACCGATATATGATTGCCAAGAAATTGGAGCAACAGAATGTACTTGATTTACCCCAGACATAGTTGCACCAGCAATGAGGGCTCCTTGGCTTAGAGCTAAGTTTGCTGCAACCATGGGACTATTAGCAAAAATAGTTTTTTCAATCACCATACAACTTGTGGGAATTGATTCAAATATTGATTGAGTTTTTCTGGCTGTGTCAGCAATCTTTTCATAGATACCAGATCCAGAAAACAACATCTTTCCATATTTTTCTAATTCATTGTTTACAAAAAAAGCAAAAGCAATGCTTGCTGTACTGGCATCAACAGAACAAAAAGATTCTGGTACATCATTCTTTTTCATAGTCAAATAATCCTTTAAGTTCTTTTAGCATCTGGTCAACTTTTCTTTTATTTACCATGCATTTATTGCAGAAACCATTATCATTGTATATTGATATTCTGGCCTCACAGCCTCCAGAGCACCTTCTTTCTTTCGAAGAGCGATTTTTTATTCTATTTATTTGATATCTATCTTTTATCTTTTTCTTAGTCGCTTCTTCTCTGCACTCTGGGGCGCAATAAATTTGATAACTTGTCTTTGGCTGGAACTCAGTGGAACACCAGCTACATAGTTTCATGCAAGGTACTCCAAGGGTTCAATCTTAATCGTTCCTGTACCTGCCAAGGCACACGCATCTCTTACTGGACAGCCCTTACATACCTTAGAATTTGACCTGTAGGTCTTCTTTGAAATTTCTCCACTTTCCCATTGGGCTCTAACCTTTTTCATCCAATCAAAAGCATAGTCTGCCCAATCTTTATATTCTTCTTTTGGCTCTACAGTAATCGCGTGAAGTTCATGTGAATTTTTATTTTCATAAAGAAGGATGCCCATCTTTCTTCCAAGAACCTTCATGTAAATAATCAATTGCATAAGGTGATAGTTTGGTGGCTTAGCATGTTTGCGATCGGCAAACGACTCTTCCCTCATTGTTTTGATTTCTAGTACTGGTTGCTCTTCTCCCCATTGGATAACAGCATCTGCAAATCCAAAGATGGGTGGGTCTTGAGCAACAACTCTCTTTTCCTTCTCCACCATGATTCCTGCATTCTCTATGGCAGTTTGAATTCTTTCATGAGCATCGATACCGCTTCTCATGTTTGCTGCTGAGTATGCATCTACATCATCTTGAAAGTCTGTACCCGAAAATGCTAGGAACCAATATCTAGGACAAGCACCATTACCGTACACCAAAGTAGATGGACTGAATGTTTTCTTTGTTTTAAATTCTGTTTTTCTGTTTACTGTATACCCAGATTCAACTGTCTCAATAAAAGCTTTTGTATCTATTGCGCTGTCTGGTTGTTTGTTTATTACCTGCTTTAAAAAATTCTTAGCCATTTTTTATTTTCCTATCATTTAGGTGATAATTATATCACTTGAGGGCATACTTCATTGTTTGACAGAGTAAATTTATTTGCTCTGAGCAAGTAAAATACATATTCTTTTTTGCGCGATCTGACTTATCTACATTTGCCATAAAGGTCGCTCTCATTGCCATCTTCGCAGCAATAGCCTGAAGCCTTACAAGTTCTACAGATATAACATTTTGAGGAATATCAGGCTTTAGAATTACCTTAGCTATAAACTCCAGAGCCATGCTTAGTTCTGGATCATTCATATACTCTGATATCTCATAGAGGTCGCTTATCTGTTCAAGCGGTGTCTGGTTCGTCATTCTCTACCAACCTTTCAAATTCAGACCATTCAATAATAGCCAATCTAGTTTTTCCATCTAGGACTAACATAATTACTGGTGACTTGGATCTGTCAACCTTCAGCGTATCTGTTACTACTTTAGCCCAAACGTTTTGAGTAATACTAAAGGACTTCGTAAATTCCTTAAAATCAAGAACATAACTTTTCCATGTAGCATCTCCCTTTTGAATTCTACCTCGACCACTATTCTTTTGTAGTCTAGCTCCAATTCTTTTAGCTTCTCCCTTTTCACTCATGATACAGGCTCTCCACATCTATCACAAATATTCATACCTCTCCATGTTGTAGTCTCTTTATGTTCGCATTCAGACATCAGTACCTCTTAGCATTCAAAGATACTCTTGATGTATGCTTGTTCTCACAGAACCACGTTAGGTCTAGTGTATCGCTCCAAAGCCTCAGAGAGGTTACTGGTGCTGAACAATTTTGACAAACAAAAGATCCTTCATAGGTTGTAAATTTATTCACCATTAACCTTCTTAATCAAGGACTCTTGCATATCAAGGTTTTCTTTTACTCCAAGGACTAACTTGTCTCTTCCCTGATACCGCTCTCCTTCAACCGTATACCAAGCCCCAGCCCTTTCAATAAATCCTAGCATTTCTGCTGTATCAACAAGGTCTGCAATGGTATCAACACCTACGTCCTCTCCTCTGAAGTAGAAGTCATACTCTCCACTCTGGAATGCAGGACTAGTCTTAGAGAATTGGACATCCCATCTTACCTTTCGACCAACCTTTTCTTCAATAATCTTATCTCCAACATAAATCTTTCCCTTAATAGCCTGGTTATCTGATTCTGATGAAAACAACTTTATGATAGTTGATGAGTAAAACTTTGTTGCCAAGCCTCCTGTAGGTTGTTGAGAGACGTACATTGCTCCAATGTTATTACGAGCCTGACTAATTAAAACAAGAAGAGTAGGCTTCACCTGATTGTTTGCATAGTTAAGCATCTTTACAGCATTGGTCATGTCTCTAGCTTCAGCACCAATTTGCTTAGTGTTCTCCAGTTGCTTGAGATCTGTAGAGTCTTTTTCAAAGTAAATGGCTGGTAGTAGAGCAGAAATACTATCAACAATTATAAGATCGATACCAGCCTTCATTAGATCTGTACCTACATCTACCATATCGTTCATAGTTCTGGCGGTAGAAACAATTAGCTTCTCTGGGTCTACCCCTAACTTCCTCGCCCATTCTGGAGAAAATGTCATTTCCGCATCTATCCATGCACAAGACTTCCCTTCTTGTTGTGCCTGAGCGATCAACTGTAAGCAAAAAGATGACTTGCCACTTGACTTGTTTCCCCAAACCAGAACCTGTCTGCCGTAGGGGAATCCTCCGTTAAGAGAACGATTGAGGCCGAAGCTTGGAGTTTTTGCAAACTCTGTGTCTGCCATCTCTGATCCAAGAGTTATTTTCTTCCTTAGCTTAGGGTTTAGACTAGCAAGGATTTCATCAATATCGCTCATGCCAGAACGCTATGCATTTTTGGTCGAGAAGAGTTTGTCACAATCTTCCTTGTCATTGTTTCATCAAGAGAGATGGTGGTGTATCCATCTGCAACTAGTCCAGCAAAGAGATCTAGAGACCTAATAATAATGTCTGCTATCTCTTCCACTACTTGGTCATCTCCCTTTTCTTTCCTAATTGCCTCCAGAACCTCAGAACATTCTGAA